GGCCGGCTACACGGGCGACATGCGCGCCCTGCCGGTGGAGCTGGCCAAGCGCATCTACCTGGACAGCTACTGGCGCCCCGTGCGCGCTGATGACTTGCCGCCCGGCGTGCGCTACATCGTGTTCGACGGCGCCGTCAACAGCGGCCCCGCGCAATCGGCCCTGTGGCTGCAGCGGGCGCTGGGCGTCACGGCCGATGGCGTCATCGGCCCCAAGACCCTGGCCGCCGCCTACGCGCAGGACCCGGTGCGACTCAACAACGCCATCCTCGCCCAGCGCCTGCGTTTCATGACCGGCCTGACCAACTGGCCCGCCTTCAGCCGAGGCTGGGCCCGCCGCATTGCCGATTTGATGGAGGCCTGACCCATGGCTGACTTCGACTTCGACTGGAAAAAGGTCATCGGCGCCGTCGCCCCCGGCCTGGCCACCGCGCTGGGCGGGCCGCTGGCCGGTGCGGCGGTGGGCGTGCTCAGCCGCGAACTGCTGGGCCGCCCCGACGCCACGCCTGACGAAGTGGCCCAGGCCGTGCAGGCCGGCGGCGTGGACGTGCTGGAGAAGATCCGCACCGCAGACCAGGCCTTCGCCACCAGGATGCGCGAGCTGGACGTGGACGTCGACAAACTCCACCAGGCCGACCGCGCCAACGCCCGCGACCGCGAAGCCAAAAGCGGCGACGTCTGGACCCCCCGCCTGCTCGCCTTCGGCATCACCGCCGGCTTCTTCGGCGTGCTGGGCTGGCTGCTGGCCCAAGGCAAACCCGCAGAAGGCGGCGACGCCCTCCTGGTCATGCTAGGCGCCCTGGGCGGCGCCTGGGCCAGCGTCGTGGCCTACTACTTCGGCAGCTCGGCAGGGTCAGCGGCGAAGACGGCGATTCTTGCCAAGGGGTAGAACGGGCGCCGCCGGCCAGCGCGCCTATCAGGCGCTTTTGACCGGTGCAGTGCTACCGGAAGTGCTACCGATTGGGCCCGCTACGAGGTAATTCCCCCCATTGAACTACGGCGGGCTCCCTCAAGCCTACCACGCCTTTCCCTCTAGAACCTTCACCCCAACACCCCCCACAATCACCCCCATTCACAGCCTCAGTGCTACCGTTTGCATTCGGTAGCACTTCGGCGAATCAGGGGTTGAACGTGGCAAGCATCATCGAGGTGAAGGGCAAGTGGCGGGCGCAGGTGCGGCGGCGGGGGGTGCAATCGTACACGCGCACGTTCACCACCAAGGCGGCGGCTGAGCGCTGGGCGCGGCAGCTTGAGGCGGACATCGACCGTCAGCGCGACGGCAGCATGCCGGCCGGGCCGGTGGCGGGGGCGGCGTCGGGCCGGGTGGTGTTGGTGGCTGACCTCATCCAGGCCTACCGGGACTTGCGAGACCAGGCGCGGCCGATCTCTGATGCCTCCACCGAGCACTACACGCTCAAGCACCTGGCGCACCACCTGGGCGCGCGTGATGCGCTGCGGCTGACCGCGCAGGATCTGGTGGGCTACTGCTCAGCGCGGCGTGATGACGGCGCCGGGCCCTACACCTGCAACATGGATATCGGCAAGCTGGGCACGGTGCTGCGCTACGCGGCCCTGGCCAAGAAGGTCACGCTGCCCGATGTGGTGGGCCAGGCCCGCCCGCTGCTGTCGCACCTGGGGCTGATTGGCGGTGGCGGCAAGCGCGAGCGCCGGCCCACTGAAGACGAGCTGCAGCGCCTGGTGGCCCACCTGCACGCGCAGCACGGGCCGGTGTATGCCGATGTGGTGCGCTTTGCGGTGCTGACGGCCATGCGCCGCGGTGAAATCGTGCGCCTGCGCTGGGCCGATGTGGACGCCACCAAGCGCCTGGTGCTGGTGCGCGACCGCAAGCACCCCCGGCGCAAGGCGGGCAACGACGAGTGGATTCCCCTGCTGGGCGACGCCTGGCCCCTGCTACAGCGCCAGCCCCGCGGCGACGGCGAGCTGATCTTCCCGCTGCACGAGCAGACGCTGAGCAAGTATTTCCGCTGGGCCTGCCAGGCGCTGTCCATCCCGGATCTGCACTTCCATGATCTTCGGCACGATGGCACCTCGCGCCTGTTCGAGGCCGGATATCAGGTGCAGCAGGTGGCGCTGGTGACGGGGCACAAGGACTGGAGGCACTTGAGGAGGTACACGAATCTCAGGCCGGAGGATTTGCATCGGGATGAGGAAGGGCAGTAGGCGGGCTATCTTCAGTTGGTCGTCAGCCAAGACGCGTACTCGATTTCCGCGTCGGTCGGTTTCAGCGCAGCTTCGATCCACTTGCGCGCCCGTGGCTCAAACTCGGACCAGTCGGCTTTCGCGTGCTCCATCTTGTTGCGCATCGGGCCTTGCTTGCAGCACAACGAGCCGTAGGTGTCGCGCTCGTCAATGAACGCCCTGCGCAGCTCGACCATCGCTGCGTCAACATTAAGAGGCAACGACAGGAACGTGTGGTTGTCTCTCATGTACCAAATCTTCATGGTCATCGGTTGCCTCCGAGCATGGCGCCGCAGGAGTTGCAGCCGTAGGCCAGGTTGTCATCCCACAGGTTGCTGCTGCCGCAGTGCGCGCAGCGGCCCGTATGGTGCCCCACGGGCTCGTTCCTGGGGTTGTTGAGTCGGCGCAGCCGCTCCAGCTCGCTCGGGCTTTGGGGAAGCCGGGGCTTGAAGGGGCTGGTGTTGGTTTTTGTGTAGGGCATGGGTGGCTGCCTATTTCAGGTTGGGGGTCAATCCCAGCCGCGTTCGGGCAACGGTCCTTCGTTGTACGGGGCTTCACCACGCACCCAGCGTTCAAGGCGCTTCATGTGCTCTGGACCACCGAAGGCGCTCATAGCGTGCTGCGGCTCTAGGCCAATCTCTCGCCGGAAGTGGCATGCGTCTGTGTGAACGCGCCTGTACCAGTCGGGCGCCAGGGCCGCCAAATAGCGCGTTGTCAGCGCATCGGCCACTTTGTCGTGCGCCAGCCATCGGTGGTCGGCATAGATCATCTGCCGCAGGTTGTCTAGCTGGCGCTCTGCCGTCCAGTAGCGGCGCCGCTGTCGTGCGTGCCACCATGCCGCAAGACGGCTAACGATTCGCTGAAACATCACGCCCCCACCACCGCCGCTTCGCGGCACTGTTCGAGGTAGGCGTCCACGTCCTGGAAGTCGGCCCAGCGTTTGCCGTGGGCGCGGTAGGTGGCGATGGGGAAGCTGCCGTCGCTGATCTGGTTGTTGATGGTGGCGCGGCTGATCTTCAGCACGGCGGCCAGCTCGTCAACGCTCAGGCGCGGGCCGTAGCGTTCGATGAGGGCGGCTTGGGTGAGTAGGCTCATGGGTGGGCTCCTGGTGGGGGAGTGAGTCGGTCAGTCAGTCAGTCAGTGGATGCCGTGGTGCGCTTCAGTGGCCCGCACCAGCGCCACGCCGCTGTGGGCGCGGGCCAGGGCGCGGGCTTTGACGTCGGCCATGCGCTGCTGGCGCAGGTGCAGGGGCTCCCAGCCGTCGCGCTGGAAGAGTTCGTGCTGGGCGGGCTTGAGTTCCAGGTACCGATACCAGCCCTGGCCCTTGACCAGCTTGCGCCAGGCGGCGGGCAGTTGCGGGTCGTCCGTGGTGGTGCGCAGCGCCTCGGCCTGGCGCTGCAGCTCGGCGATCTGGTGCTCGATTTGGGTGAGGGTCACTTGATCCATGCCCAGATCCCCCAAATTGCAACCGCCAGCATGGCGACCAGGCCGACGATGGCCAGCACTACCAGCAGGCGGCCGAAAAGCTCCAGGCCGCTGCCGTCATCCGGGTTGTCTCTCACTTCAAGGCTCCTTCGTCGTCAGGTAGTTCAAACCGCGTCACGCCCTGGCGCTTGATGAACTGGCGGTAGCTGTAGCCGTAGTTCTCTTCGGGGCAGTGTTGGGCGGCGTTGATGTGCCAGGCGCACAGGGTGTCCCAGGCGCCAGTGGCGGGGATGCCGGGCCGCTCGGGGCGGGGGCCGATGCGCAGGCGGTCGCCTACGTCCAGGCAGGGCGTGGGCAAGATCCAGCCCTTGGTGTGGCTCGTCCAGCGCCATTCGGGGTTGATGCCGCGGCGGCGCAGCACCTGGTGCAGGCGCTCCAGCACCGGCCGCTGGCGTGAGGGCTCGCGGCGGGGGACTAGGGTTAGGGTGAGTTGGGTCATGTCAGCAATCGCCATGCGGTGGCTGCACAGAGAGGCACCTGTCCGTTGCCAATGGCTTTAAGTCGGTCCACCCGAGCGGCCACCCCATCAGCCACTCGACCCACGTCGGGTTCAGACTGCCACCACCCGGCATTGCCTCCCCACGCTTCTCCGCTGCGCGCCTGGAATTGCTCCCGCCATCCAGACCGCCTGTGGTCGGCGTGTGAAACATCCGCACCGCTGATGGCAGGCTTGACTGATGACCACCCCTGGCCTGGCATCCCGCTCCAGGCGCTCCCTTGTAGTCCCTTGCATTCGGCGTGGGCCAGATCGTGCGCGCACTCAGCGCCTCGATCAGCGTCCCGCCTTCCCGTGCTTTGGTAGGCGTCACTCTCCCGCCGTTCGTGCCAAGCGTGCTGGTGGGTGTCGGCCACATCGACACCGCCCCGGCCAATGTCGTCCCACGCTTCGATTTGCCTGCCGCCATGCCCTCGCCGCGAATCTGCACGTTGTCCTGAGTGGTCGGCGTAGGCCAGCGGGTCGGCGTGTTGATCATTTGCGCCAAGCTCACGCCGGTCATGTTCGGCGTGATCGTCCCCCCGCGCTGGCCATCCGTTGCTGATGGTGTGGCCCACAAGCCAGAACCTGTCCCGCTGATGCGGCGCTCCAACGTCGGCAGCTCCCAGCACTGTCCATCGGCAGTCATACCCGAGCGCGGCCAGATCACCGAGCACTCGTCCAAGTCCCCGAGTAAGGAGCGCTGGGCTGTTTTCCACGAAGACGTAGCGGGGTCGAACCTCGCCAACGATGCGCGCCATGTGGGCCCACATGCCGCTGCGCGCTCCGTCAATGCCGGCGCCTTTGCCGGCCACGCTGATGTCCTGACAGGGAAAGCCGCCAGAAACGACGTCAACACGGCCGCGCCACGGTCGTCCGTCAAAGGTGCGAACGTCATCCCAAATCGGGAAGGGCGGGAGAAGGCCGTCATTCTGTCGGGCGGCAAGTACGCTTGCGGCGTAGGGCTCCCACTCGACGGCGCAGATGGTGCGCCAGCCAAGCACCCCCCCCCCCGAGGATGCCTCCACCAGCGCCCGCGAAAAGAGCCAGCTCATTCACACTCCCCCTCCAACGCCTCAGTCAACAACTCCCGAATGCTCACCAACTGATGCCTCGTCTCCACCAGCTCCCCCAGCGTCTGGCCGTACACGCTCAGGTGCCGATCAATCGCCGCGCCCTGTTCCTCCAGCAGCGCGGCGGCGCGCACCAGGGTGGCCAGATCCTTGGCGGTGACCTGGTGGCCGCGGTGCGCCACGATGCGCAGGCGCTGGGCCAGGGTGGTGGCGGCGGCGCGGTGGGGGCTGGGGGTGTGCTTCACGCGGTCACCTCTTGCGGCGGATGCACCACCCGCGCCCCGGGCTCACCACCGGCCAGCGCCCGGCGCACGCGGTGCGCCACGGCTTCACCGGCCGCGAAGCGCTCGGCCTGGGTGATGCCGCTCATCAGCTCCACCCAGCCGGCGCGCAGCTGGTGCAGGGCGGCCAGTTCACTGGCACGTGCAGCACGCACACCGGTGGCGCGTTGCCGGTCCAGGATGGCTTCGCAGGCGTCTTGCGCGGCCTGCACGATGCGCCCCGGGTCATGCGCCTTGCGCATGATGACCAGCTGCTCGACCAGGTTGACGGCATCGAAAATCTCGCGCCAGTGCGCCTGGCTGGCCTGGCCCCGGGCCACGGCGCGCACGGCGTCGTCAATGGCCAGCGCCCACAGGGTCTGGTCATCCCGGCTGAGCCAGGCCACGCCCTGGATGGCCACCAGGTGGGCCGTGGGGTTGACGCCGCGGGGGCGGTATTTGCTGCGCTTGCGGGTCATGCGCCGCTCTTGCGCTCTGGCGACCAGATGCGCTCGATGTTTTGCAAGGTCGCCTGAATGTCGATCAGAACAGACAGTATTGATGTCAAGCCGTCGTTCTGAAGCATGCAGTAGTTTTCGATCCGTTCCACCCGCGTGTTGATGTCTTCAAGCGCGTGATATTCGTCTCTGACATCCGGGTGCCAGTTGCGCTGGGGATTCAATCTCCCCGGCTGCTGCGGCGGCTCGGTGCTTTTTAAATACGCCTGCCAATCGTCCTGATGAACCCAAACAGGGCCGCTGCGATCATCAGCAGTACGCATCAGCTTGACTGCGCGGATGAATCCATCTTTGTGTGCGTGGCTCATCTTTGTGGCCATCGCATCGCCATGCAACTCCCGAAAGCGGGTGATCGGCACATACCCTTCTGGCACGTCGCTTTCCTTGGTGATGACTGCTGTTTTGTGCTTGGGCGACTTCAGGTTTCTCGTGTTCATCTCAACGCTCCTGTTGTGAATGCGGGTCATCAGGCGAGCTCCCTGTCCAAACTTCGCGCGTAGTGCAGCTCAGCGAAGCGGTCCATAAACGCGCTGCGCCAGTCTTGCCAGGTGAACTTGGCGCGGGCGTCAAAGTCCCACCAGTCGACGGGCGGGTGGCTGGTGGTGGCTGGCCACTGCGGGCCGGCTTTGGGCATCAGACCGGCACGCTCGGTGCTGAGTGCCGTCAGGTCAGCCCAGCGCACCAGTTCGCGGTGTTCACGCGCCACGGCCACGATGCCGAAGCGCTCTTGCACCGCGTGCTCCACGCGCGTCTCTTCACGCCGCCACGCTTCGCCCACCACCTGCTTCATGGGGGTGCTGAGGTCTGCGGTGTAGGCCTCGTGCGCGTCGTGCATCAGCGCGGCCATCAGCACACGGGGGTCGCGCACGGCCCGTTCGCTCTGCAAAATCTCGCACACCAGCAGCGAGTGCTCGGCAACAGAGTAGGGCCGCCTGGCGGCGCCGGTGAAGCGGTTGATCTGCGACAGGTGGTGCGCAATGTCCAGCACGCTGATGTCGGGCACGCCGATGTAGCGTAGGTCAACGGTCTGGCCGGTGGCGGTAAGCATCCAGGTCATGGTGTGGTGGCGGGTTCTGTGGCTTCGGGGCGCAGGCTGTTGAAGCTCACCACCTCGCCGCTTGGCGTGGTGGTATGGATCGCCTGCAAGCCGCGCACGGTGAGGTTGTTGCTGCGGGCGCAGTAGGTGATGGCCTGGCCGACCAGGCCGATAACGGTGTTGCGAGCGAACACCCTGCGCACCTCAGCGGCGCGGCGCTCGCCGGGCTCGCCCTCTCCGCACCACAGCACAGCCCTGACAAACGGGGCGAAAGCGCTGCTCTGGCGCATCTGCACCGTCACCACCACCTGCTGCGGGTTGGCAGGATCGTCAGGAAACCCGCTGAGCCCGTGGTACGTGCCGGCCACGGTGCCTGTGAGGTAGACGGAACTCATGACAGCGCCACTCCCACCGCAATCACCGCCCCCGCCAGCACGATGGCCAGGAACGCCTGACCAGCCAGGCGCAGGATGCTTCGATCCAGCGCCTGCTCACACGATTGAGGGCACGGGCAGGCCACGCGGCCTTGCTGGCAGGGGCCGGTGCAGCCGCCGAAGTGCGGCAGGATGGTCGGCTCGGTGCCGTCTTGAAAGTGGTGCTCCATCACGCGCTCCACCAGTGCGCAACGGCCAGCGCCAGGCCGATGCCGATGGCGCAGGCCAGGAGGACGGAGCCCACGCTGTCCATGCGACGGCTGCCGCGCTCGATAGCGTAGGCGTGGCGGGCGTCAGCCGGGAAGGCTTCGGCCAGCGTGCGGGGAAACTTGCGGACGGTGGGGGCGCTCACAGCAGCGCCTCCCCAACAGATGCCAGGGCGCGGGCGAAGCCGGTGGTGCGCTGCAGGCGCGCGGTGTGGCGGGCGTGCTCGGCCGCGTCAGCGGCCAGGGCTGCGGCCAGGGCCGCCAGGCTGGTGTGCAGGTCCATCGCATCCTCGGCCCCCCGCGTCGCGGTTGTCTTGGGGCGTGGATGCAGTCTAGCCAAAGACTATTGAATCAGTCAAGCAAAAAACTAGAATCGTTGAATCTGCAGTGTTCACGTGTTGCCATTTGCTCCATCGCAACAAGGCTGCCGGTAGCATCTTCACCCTCCAACTTCTCGAAAGGCCCGCCATGCGGATCCTGTTCTTCATCGTCGCCATGCTGGCCATCGCCTGGTCGGGCCTGGCGTTCCTGTCGGCCAAGAGTGCGCTGCATGAAATTGCGGCGATGGTGCTGGGATTGATCGGCCTGGTGAGCCTGATAGGCGCGGCGCTGCTGGAGGCCGTGAACCGCCTGCAGCCAGA